TATAGGAGTTTTAACATGGATAGATTATATAAATTATACGGTATTAATACAGCAATTGATTTATTACGTCCTGATGCTAAATGGCAATTCAATGGTATGGATATCACTATTTGGGATGATCCACGTCCAAAGCCAACTATGGAAGAAATCAATGAGACTATGGAAAAGATTAAAGCATTTGAAGAATCTATTCCTACAATCTGGACTGATAGTCAATTGAAGCGATTGAGTATCAATATGCCACACATGTTTGCAAATCAGGTGATGGGTCTTACCGATGAGCAAGTTGGTGCAATTAATGCTTTGACATCATTAGAAGTCAATAAGCAAACATTAAGTACCGATCAAGTGGCATCTCTAAGTACCGATCAAGTACCTGCATTATCAACTGATCAAATATCAGCATTGACTACAGATCAGATTTAATCAGTAAGTACTAGCAATACCTTATGAGAGACTGAGAAATCAGTCTCTTTTTTTTTATATAAATAGTATTATGTAAATACAAAATGGTATTGATATATGGCAGCAATTACAAATAGAGATGATTTCACAGACTATTGCTTAAGAAGATTAGGTTTTCCCGTTATTCAAATTAACGTGGATCCAGATACCGTACAGCAACGTATTGATGATGCAATCCAGTACTGGCAAGATTATCATTTTGATGGATTGCAGAAAGTCTATTACATCAAAGCAATTCAAGATGCGGATGTTGCTCAAAAATATCTAGATTTAAGTGGATCAATGGACGCAGATGGAAATCCTATGGAAATAATTGGAGTAACTCGTATATTTCCTGTTATGGATTCACAGGCTACAGTTTCTATGTTTGATCTCAGATATCAGTTAAGATTAAATGAATTATATGATTTTTCTAGCGCAAGTTATATTAATTATACCCTCACGCAGCAACACCTTCGTTCACTAGAAATTATGTTTACTGGTGAAGTACCGATCCGATTCCAAAGACACATGCAAAGATTGTATATAGATTGGGCATGGGGTTATTCAGAAGCACCAGTAGGAACAGTTGTTGTTGCTGAGTGTTATGCAGCAATCAATCCAGATGTTTATCTGAAAGTGTGGAACGACCGTTGGTTAAAAGAATATGCAACTCAACTCATTAAAAGAGATTGGGGTAACAATATGAAAAAATTTGGTGGTATCCAATTACCAGGTGGAATTTCACTTAATGGTAAAGAAACTTACGATGAAGCAGTTGAAGAGATTGAGAGATTAGAAAAAGAGATGGAGACAAACTTTGGTGCTCCACTTGAATGGTTTATGAACTAAACTTTCTACAAGTCCAACCTTTGTGTTGTTTTCTACCAGGAACTCCACGAGCAATTGCACCCATATTACCTTGACTTAAATTATTATCTTTACAAAACTGTGTAAGATTCTCTATTATTATTTCTTCACCGTTTGTGTGAATCGGATGACATGCATACCATTTTTCAGTATGTAAGTTTCTAGCCCACTCTTTGAATTCTTCGGTAGAACAATTCTCTTTTCTTATTGCCGACAACTTAATTCTAAACTCTTCACTAGTTCTAATTGATTCTTGTTTGATTCTATATTCTTCATCTTTCCATCTTTCTTTCTTTTTCTCACTTTGATTTTTAATATATTCAGGATCATTCTGAATCAACTTCATCTTTTCTTTATATTCTGGTCTACTAGAAACTTCTTTAGATATTTCAGATTGTGCTTCCGAGTATATTTTCTTCAAGTATCCATATTGTCTGGCTGTTAATTTTATTTGTTCTCTACTATGACTCATGAAAAAGAATGCAGTAATCATCTTATTTCTTGCATCGCCTTTTTCAAGCATCTTGATTAATATATGATGAACAATATAATGTTCACGTACAGTCAGTCTAACCATATTACTTTTCCTATCTTTTCCACCTAATGATCGTGGTATGATATGATGTCGTTCAGTATATTCTTCTGTTATTCTGGACTTTGCTTTATCAATGATGGCGTAATACCATCGAGTGTATTTGTTGTCTAAATACATTGCTGACAATCTCCGTTAATGTTAGGGTGTATGCGGATCCCACTCCGGCGATACACACTTATTTAGTAAAAATCATAAATATAATATTATGCCATCACACTATTTTAATAATTATAATTCCAAATATCAAGAACAAAGACTTGTAGAAGACCTTATAGTAGAGTCTATTCATATTCAAGGATTTGACGGATACTATATTCCAAATACAAATGTTGGAGATCGAGATATTCTTTTTGGTGAAGATCCACTCAAAACTTTTACAGACCATTTCCAAATGGACATGTATCTGAGTAGTTCTGATGATTATATGGGTGAACAAGAGTTCTTTTCTAAATTTGGTTTAGAGATTAGAAATCAAGTTAAAATTATTATTTCTAAGAGAGTATTCTCTGAACGATTCCCACTAAATGCACAGACACGACCTCTTGAAGGAGATTTAGTATATGTACCATTTTTGAATGGTACTGGAGAATTATTTGAAGTTAAGTTTGTGGATCAGAATAAAGATTTTGCGACTTTAGGTAGAAGTGTACCTTATTTCTACGAATTATCACTTGAGAAATTCAAGTATTCTAATGAACTTATTGCTACAGGCAATGAAGAGATTGATGGAATTCTTGCAGATCATGCATACTCTATCACTCTCAATACTGGCAGTGGTACAGGTTCATATATTCCATCTGAATATGTTTATCAGTCTCCTGATGGTACATCAAGTAATGCTACAGCAATGGCAATTGTTCAGTTCTGGACACCAAAATCAAATTCATTAATGATATCTAATATATCAGGAGATTTCTTAGATAACAATATTGTTATTGGTGCTTCAAGTAATGCTCAATATATTGTTGTAAACTACGATCCTCTTGCTAATCCTAGTATTAAAGAAGTATATGATAATCAATATATTTCAACTAAAGCAATTGGAAATGCCGACACAACTGAAACTAACGCATTTGGTAAAATATAATGGCTAACGTACAATATAATAGAGTTATTAGAAAAATTATTGTTGCTTTTGGAGATTTATTTGACAATATCACATTAGTCAGATATGCCGAAGATATGTCTGAATATGAACGAGTAATTGTACCTATTGCATACGCATCTAAAGAAAGATATGTGATGCGAATTCAGGCTGATCCAAATTTAGATAAGAAAGTGATGATGACATTACCAAGATTCTCATATGAGATGAATGGTATATCATACGATGCATCCAGAAAACAAAATACAAATACAAAAAACTTTGCACAAACTCCACAAGGAGTGATCTCTCAGTATAATCCAGTACCGTATAACTTTGATTTTTCACTATATTTGTATGTGAGAAATATAGAAGATGGTACACAAATTATTGAGCATATTTTACCTTACTTTACACCAGATTACACTATTAAAGTTAATCTTATTCCAGAAATGGGAATAGTTAAAGAATTGCCTGTAGTATTAAACTCTACAAATTATGAAGTGGATTATGAGGGCGATAGGGATCATGATACCAGATCCGTTATATGGACCTTAAATTTTACAGTCAAAGGATTCATATTTGGTAAAACTTCAGATACTGGACTAATTAAAAATTCAATTACGAATGTATTAACAAACTTTACATCAACAGATATTGTTAATTTTAACATGAGTAATACTGGAACAGGTCTATATAGAACTGGAGAACTAGTATATCAAGGACATTCACCATCAATGTCATCAGCAACAGGTAGAGTTGTATATTTTAATTCAGATAGTCACGTATTAAAATTAACTGACATAAATGGAAATTTTGTTTCTGATAGACCCATCATTGGAATATCTACAAATTCAAATTATACATTCACGTCATATGCAATTCAACCTCAGAATTTGATCAATATTGATGTGAAACCAAATCCATTAACTGCAAATTCTACCGATAATTACACTTATACTACAACAATAACTGAAAACGGATAAAAGAATTAATTATGAGCAAATTTGAAAAGAATATGGATGAAATCTTTGGTATCGAATTACCTCCAGAAGTACCAAAAGAATCTAAAACTGAAATAGTCCAACATAAATCTGCACTACCTGTCAATATTGAAGATGATTTGACAGATGACTATCAACAGTCTCGTGAAAATCTTCAAAGTATTATTGATCAAGGTAAAGAAGCAATGGAAGATATTCTCAGAATAGCACGAGAATCTGAACACCCACGAGCATTTGAAGTGTATGGTACACTACTAAAAAACATGGTAGATGCAAATAAAGAACTATTGAGCATTCAAAAACAAATGCGTGACATGAATGGTAAAAAAGAAGTCAACAATACGAATATCGATAAAGCAATATTTGTGGGAAGTACGAGTGAACTCTCTAAGTTGTTGAAAGGTAAAGAATGAGTTCTATCAGTTATCGAGATAATCCACTCTTAAAACGAGCAGGAATTCAATTATCATATACGCAAGAACAGATTGATGAATACATCCGATGCTCTCGTGATCCAATCTATTTCGCAAAATATATTAAAATCATCACACTAGATGATGGTCTTGTTCCTTTTAAGATGTACGACTTTCAAAAGGACATGATCCAAACATTTCATAACAACCGATTTGTCATCACAAAATGTCCACGACAAGTCGGTAAAACTACAACAACAGTATCATACCTTCTTTGGACTATTCTATTTCAAGATTCACAGAATGTAGCCATTCTCGCTAACAAAGGTAATACTGCACGAGATATTCTTGGCAAACTTCAATTAGCCTATGAAAATCTACCTATGTGGTTGCAACAAGGTGTTATCACATGGAATAAAGGTTTCATCGAGTTGGAGAACGGATCAAAAATTACAGCATCTTCTACATCATCATCGGCAGCACGTTCTGGATCGTTCAATATCGTGTTCCTAGACGAGTTTGCGTTCGTACCATCTAATATCGCATACGAGTTCTTTACGTCTGTCTATCCAGTTATTACCGCTGGTACCAAGACAAAAATTATTATTGTTTCTACACCAAACGGTATGAATCTGTTCTATAAGATTTGGACAGATGCAATCAATAAACGAAACAACTATGTTCCATTTGAAATCCACTGGTCACAATTGCCAGGTCGAGATGATAAATGGAAAGAAGAAACGATACGAAACACCAGTGAGAGACAGTTTGAACAAGAATTTGAATGTGTTGATGGAGATACCATAGTTACAGTTCAAGATAAAAAAACAAAAGAAATATTTGATATAAGAATTAAAGATTTATGTGATTTAATTTGAGTCTTAATTTCTTGGTTTTTATAAATAGTATATATAAACAACTAATTATAAAAATAAAAATGTCATCATACACATATAAAAAAATCTGGGAAAGTCATTTTGGTGAAATACCAAAAGATCACGATGGTAGAACATATGAAATACACCATATAGATGGTAATAGAGATAATAATGATATTTCAAATCTAATGTGCATTTCTATAAAAGAACACTATGACATACACTATAATCAAGGTGATTATGGTGCTTGTGTTATGATTGCAAAAAGAATGAATATGCCTGCTGGATTTTTATCCGATATACAAAAAGGTAAAAAAAGACCAGGCATTGGTGGTGTGAAAAAAGGTACTATTCCTTGGAATAAAGATAAACCCGGTTATAAATTAAATTTATCTGATGATGCTAGATTTAGAATGGGTCAAAGTTCTAAGAAAAATGCAAAAATAAAAGATGAAGATATAGAAGTCATATTAAAAGACTATGTTAATAAAGTAGAAATACAACATCCTAAGTTAGGTAAAGTTCAAAGAAATGGTAAAGTTTTCACATATGAGAGAGCATTCTCACACATATATGCTGAAAAGTATAGTGTTCACAATAATTATATCTATCGGATAATAACTAAAAAAATATAATGTTCAAAGAGAATAATAGATTCCTAATAAAAACTCCAACAGGTTTTAATCATTTTAAGGGAATTAAAATTAAACATGTTGACAAGATGTATACTATACATTTTGTTGATGACACTTTTATAAAATGTTCGGCAAAACATGTTTTCTTGACAGATGTTGGATTCTTAAAAACAAAAGATATATCTTTACAAAATACCATATCCGGTAAAAAAATAAAGAGTATAGAATCGGAATCTGGTCTTTTTGAAGTTTACGATCCAGTAGATGTTACAGAACACTCAACTTATATTTCAAATGATGTTATATCACATAACACCATGTTCTTGGGTAGTTCAAACACACTTATTGCTGGTAAAAAACTTCAGCAACTTGTCTATCAAAATCCAATTGCTGATCATGATGAAACTTTAATC